TCTTTACAAATTGTACAAATATAAGGTATAATACATATTACATATTAATAAAAGCGAGGTAATAACAATATGAGCATATTAAAAAGTGAAATAAATCTACAAGGAACTAAACCAAGTTATCCAAGAAGTACAAGGAACTTTTATCAACACACAGTAAATGGCTTAACTTTATATTTTAGTTATCAGACATTAATTGCTATTGATAATCTTATTAGCGTTAATAATTGGTCAGTCTCAACAGCTAGACATCTATTTTGGATTAATCCAGATAAAAACATAAGAGTTAATGACTTTAATGAACAAGCAAGGAAAATATTAAAAGATAATGATTTACTTGATACATCAGACCCTTTTAAAACAGTTGCAACAATATCAACATTATTTGAGTTAATGTCTAATGACGAAAATGAGGAGAGCATTAGAAAAACAAATAACCAACGTATAAGGTTTTATGAAACTCAGGGCGTAGAACGGCCAGAAGATTGGGACACGCTAACAGTTGCAGAACAAAAGAAAAGGCTCGACATGTGCGACTATCAAAATTTAGATAGTGCAAAAGAGTATATGTCTAGTAAGTAATCAAGATCATAAACAATAAACAAGGGAGTATATGCTCCCTTTTTTTATGCATGTTTTTTACAAATAGTAATGAATACATGATACAATTAACATACATATTAATTAATACGGAGTAATATAATATGAATACACAAGAAAAGAAATGTATTGACCTTGTAGCTGAACGATTTGCAAGTCGTGAACAAACATACAAAGATGTTCAAAAGTTCTTAGAGGACTACGAGAAAGCGACAGAGGGCGAACAAATAGCATTAAAAGTTATTGATGAAAACAAAGGCAATTATTTCCACGAATACGAGGATTTATTTGATTATGTAAATCAAACAGCTTTAAGTTGGGATTATGTAGAACCTTACACATTTAATGACCAACGCGAAGGTTATTATAGACTTCAGTTGTCCTGGGGTGGCTCACAAGATGAATACAGGATATATACCGACTCAAGCAAAACAATACATGAAATAGAGTATTGGTATTTAGACTGGTATGACGGGGCTTGTATAAATGTTCCAAGAGATACAGTAAGTTGGGATATATGCTCTTGGTATATGGATTTAGAATAATCTGATCATCACAATTAACAAGGGAGTATTAACTCCCTTTTTTTATGGCTATAACAACTAGGTTCCCTAGACCCCCCATTTTTATATACAGATACAATTATTTTAGACCCCCCACCCCCAAAAAACTGACCCTATAATATATATACATATACAAGTACAAGATTTCTCTCACACAATTTTAATTTTCACAACATTCTAGTATTTTTTATTTTTAATGATACAATCGCTATAAGGCGGGTGTGGTCAAACTTGTACTTCATATTACCTCCGTACAGACTGCACCCAAATTACTATTTTAAAAAACGGTATAAATATAAATGCTAACAAAGATTCCTAGAGTAGTAGATTTATCAAAACAAGTATTATCTACAAATCGAAATATGGCTAATACTAGAATGATGCTTCCATCTGGTAGAGCAAAAAAATTAGCTGAAACGGTTTTAGGTAAAAAACCTATGATACCTCCGTCATTAGCAAAAGCTTCTGTTGCAGCTGGTGTAACTTTTGGAGCTGGATTACCTTTAGGTATGACCGATCCCAAAGATGTAGGTGCAACCTTTGCTAAAATGCAAGTTTCTTTACAAGATGCTTTTAAACAAATATCTGATTCTGTTGAAGATGCTTCTAAAATACCTCAGTTATATTTTATGCAAGTGCAAGAAGGTTATAATGAAGAAATGCAGAAACAGGAGGCCCCAGAGGAAATACCGCCAACTATTGAAGAACAAGCTTTGAAACCAGTTTCTCTTATGTTTGCAGAGGGTGGTGAACTAGACATGCAAGAGACTCCTATGGCACCCGATTCATCTATGGAAATGCAACCTGAAATGCCTATGGGCGAAGTTAGTCAAATGGAGATGCAAGAAGCTCAACAAGGATTAATACAAATCCTGCAAGTTATTGAAACACTCATTCAACAAGGCTTAAGTGAAGATGAAATAATCGCATTTTTAGCACAATACGGTATTACTGAGGCTGAATTAGAGCAAGCAGCTCAAGTATTAGGTGTAGATATGGAGCAGTTGCTTGGTGGAGCACAAATGGAAGCACCACAACAGCCTATGATGATGGCTAATGGTGGTGCATTATCTAATCAAGATATAGCTATAGCTCAAAGTATGCTTACACCAGATAATGAACCTATGTTTCAACCTAGAACATCAGATGAGCAAATATTTTCTTTAAATGCTCGTATTCAAAACTTAATGACATCTTTTGATATGTTGGTTAGAAATAAAGAACTTGATAGAGCACAAGAGGTAGCAGATCAAATTGATGAAGTTCAACAACAAATTATTGCTATCCAGTCACAAAATGTCCCACAAATGGGTATGGGATTAGGTAAAAAAAAAAACTAAATTTTAATCAAGGCGGTGAGGCTAGTTTTGGTATCAAAGCTAGAGATTTAATTGGTTCACGTTTTTATCCTGTTTTTAAAAAAGGTGGAGAAAAATTAGGATTTGATGATGAAGAAGCTCTGCAAGTTTATAGGGATGTAAGAAACTATATACAATTATTAGATGGTGAAGGTAAACTATCTTATTTTCAAGCTGATGAAAACCGAAAAAACGATATAGAGGAAATTATTACGCACAGCCTATTTTCTTATAGAGTAGGCGATACAAAATTAAAAAGAGCTGCTATTCAAGCAAAAGATGCAACACAAGCTGCTTTATATTCTGGATTATCTGATGTTCGTGCTGAAGAAATTAAAAAAAATGAATTAGGTGATTTAAAAAACAACAAAGCAGGGTTTAAACTTAGAGATAAGTTTGGTAATGACGAATTATCTGCTATGTATAAATTAGCTGATATGATTGAAAAAAATGATGATTCTTTATCGTTTGCTTATGGTACTAATAAAAAAAATACAGGCAACGGATTAGGTAAGAAAAAAAAATTAGCCTTTAGTGCAGGTGGATTAACAGACGTTGGTTCAATAACTCCAATACCACCATCAGAAATGCGTGGAGCTTTTGGTGGTCCTTTTTATCAGATGATGAACCCTAGCGCTCAACGTATGGTTGATGCTATGGGTTTGCGTGGTGCTGGCATAAAAGGCTTGGTATCTGAAGCTATAGGACCTGGGGGTAAATTTAAGCTAAGTAAAGCTGCTATGGCTAAAATAAAACCTTTATTACAGCAAAGAAAAAGAGAGCTAGACTTATCTACTAATTATGATGCAGTAGAAAGAGCAGCTGCACAAAATAGAGTCAAACAAATAGAAAAACAAATAGATAAAATTATAAGAGATGACCAATCCTAATTTTTCGCATTTATCTGATTCAGAAATACGCGAAACTCTAATGTTGCAAGAGCGTCTTGCTCTAATAGAACAGCAAAATAAATGTCAAGAATCTTTTTTGGATTTTGTTAATTACATGTGGCCAGAGTTTATTTGTGGCAGACACCATAAAATTTTTGCACAAAAGCTAGAAGAAGTTGCTAACGGTATTTGTAAACGGTTAATCGTTAATATGCCACCAAGACATACGAAATCTGAGTTTTGCTCTACCTATTTTCCTGCTTGGATTATGGGTAAACAGCCCAACCGTAAAATAATGCAGACCACTCACACAGGTGAGCTAGCTGTAAGGTTTGGTCGTAAAGTTAGAAATATGATGGATACTGAAGAGTATAAAAAAATATTTAGTAAGGTAGAACTACAAGCCGATTCAAAGTCTGCAGGACGTTGGGAAACTAACAAAGGTGGCGAATACTTTGCCGCTGGTGTAGGAGGAGCTATAACAGGTCGTGGTGCGGACTTACTTATTATTGATGATCCACACTCAGAACAAGACGCACTTAGTCCTACAGCTATGGAAGCTTGTTGGGAATGGTATACCTCTGGACCTAGACAGCGTTTACAGCCTGGTGGAGCTATTATATTGGTTATGACTAGGTGGAGTTCGCTAGATCTTACAGAAAAGCTACTAGAGGCACAAAAAGAAGAGTTGGCTGACCAGTGGGATATTGTAGAGTTTCCTGCTATTTTTGAAGATTCTGGTAATCCTTTGTGGCCTGAGTTTTGGAATATAGACGAACTAAGTAAAGTAAAAGCTTCACTACCTACACAAAAATGGAACGCCCAGTGGATGCAAACCCCAACTGCAGAAGAAGGTTCTATAATTAAACGTGAATGGTGGAGAGCGTGGGAGTATGATTCCTTGCCGCCTGTAAAATATATCATTCAAAGTTATGATACTGCCTACAGTAAAAAGCAAAATAGCGACTACTCTGCTATTTCTACTTGGGGTGTATTTAATCCTACTCCTGATAGTCCCGATTCTATTATTTTGCTGGATGCACAAAAAGGTAGGTGGGACTTTCCTGAACTTAAACGAGTAGCATACGAAGAATATAAATATTGGGATCCTGACATGACTTTGGTTGAAGCAAAAGCATCTGGTACGCCACTTACACACGAATTGCGTAGATTAGGTATTCCTGTTGTAAATTACTCTCCGACCAGAGGACATGATAAATCAACGAGGATGCACTCTGTTGCACCTATATTTGAATCTGGTTTAGTGTGGGCACCACAAAAAAAGTTTGCAGAAGATATGATTGAAGAATGTGCAGCCTTTCCTTTTGGTAAAAATGACGATTTATGTGATACTATGTCTCAAGCCCTAATGCGTTTTAGGGAGGGCGGTCTGGTTTCGCTACATGATGATTATGCAGACGAAGAAAGAGTGGTAATTAAAAGGGCATATTACTAATGGCAATAGAAAAAGAAACAAATAATATACCAACATCAGAGAATACTTTAGAAGGTACTGAAGATATGACAGTTGCCATAGAGGCAATAGAAGAGGCTGGACAGGAGGATTTTGAATTACAAGAAGACGGTAGTGCTATTTTAGGTGGTATGGATGACATGCCAATAGATGATGGCTTTGGGTCTAATTTAGCTGAGTTTTTAGATGACAATCAACTTAATACAATATCTATAGAATTAACAGCAGGTATTGAAAAAGATAAATCTTCCAGAGAAGACTGGGAAAAAACTTATACAGACGGTCTTAAATATCTAGGCATGAAGTTTGATCAAGAAAGGTCAGAGCCTTTTGCTGGTGCATCTGGTGTCATACATCCTTTGTTAGGTGAAGCTGTCACTAATTTTCAAGCTCAAGCTTATAAAGAGTTATTACCTTCTGGCGGTCCTGTAAAAACGCAAGTAGTTGGCAAATACGATTCAGTAGTAGAAGAACAAGCACAAAGAGTTGCTGATTTTATGAACTATCAAATTGTGCATGTTATGGAAGAGTTTGATGAAGAGTTAGATCAAATGCTTTTTTATCTACCTTTAGCAGGCTCTGCGTTTAAAAAAATATATTATGATGAAAATCTTGGTCGTGCTGTATCTAAATTTATAGCACCAGAGGATTTAATTGTCCCTTATTTTTCAACTGACTTAGAAACCTGTCCTAGAATTACAAATGTAGTAAAAATGCCTGAAAATGAGCTTAAAAAGCTGCAAGCTATGGGTTTTTATAGAAAAATTGATGTAGGAACAAGTTATTCACCTGAAAGTGGGCAAATACAAGAAGAAATAGACGAATTATCAGGTCTTGAGCCTAGTTATGATCTGGGTGAAGTATCTGTTTTATACGAAGTCCACTGTAATTTAGATATAGATGGCTTTGAAGATGTAGATGAAAGCGGTGATATGACTGGTGTTAAGTTACCTTATATCGTAACTATAGATGCTAGCAGTAATAGTGTCTTGAGTATTTACCGTAATTATGCAGAAAATGACCCATTACGTAAAAAAATAGAGTATTTTGTGCATTTTAAGTTTTTACCTGGCTTAGGATTCTATGGATTTGGTTTGACACACATGATAGGCGGTCTTTCAAAGGCTTCTACAAGCATATTAAGGCAGTTAATTGACGCTGGTACCCTTGCAAACTTACCTGCAGGGTTTAAAACGCGTGGAATAAGGATTAGAGACGAAGACACACCTTTACAACCAGGTGAATTTAGAGATGTTGATGCTCCAGGCGGTATTTTAGGACAAGCCATACAGCCATTACCTTTTAAAGAGCCCAGTCAAACACTTTTAAGCTTGTTAAATTTACTGGTAAATGCAGGTCAAAGGTTTGCATCTATTGCTGAAATAAACGTAGGTCAAGGTAATCCAAACGCTCCTGTTGGTACAACATTAGCCTTGCTTGAAAGATCTACAAAAGTTTTATCTGCTATACATAAAAGACTACATAACTCACAAAAGAAAGAATTTCGTATTCTAGCTAAAGTATTTCAAGAATATTTACCGCAAGAGTACCCTTACAACGTGGCAAACGCTAATAACAGTATTAAATTAACTGATTTTGATGAAAGGGTTGATATATTTCCTATATCTAACCCAGATATATTTAGTCAATCACAACGTATTGCTATGGCACAAGAAATGATGCAATTAGTGCAATCTAACCCAGAAGTACACGGCGTAGCAGGTATTTATGAATCATATAAGCGTATGTATGCTGCAATTGGAGTGGATAACATAGAACAAATATTAATGCCACCTCCATCAACCGAACCACAACCACAAGAAGCTGGTTTTGAAAATAACGCATTATTACTGGGTAATCCTGCTAAGGCTTTTCCAGAACAAAACCATGACGCACATGTTGCAACACACATGAGTTTGTTGAATACACCTCCTGTTCAAATGAACGCACAGGTACAAGCTTTAATACATGCACATATTATGGAGCATTTACAAATGAAGGCTGATATTGTAGCTCAGCAACAAATGCCACCAGAAGCTATGCAACAGTTCCAACAGTTACAACAGCAAGCTCAACAAGTTAGCCCAGCTGAACAGCAAGTTATTATGCGAGAGGCTAATAATTTGTTAGCACAATTTTCTGCTCCAATTATGTCTCAGCTTATTGCCGAATATACATCCAAAATAGCATCTCCTGATGACGAAGATCCATTAGTAGCTATAAGAAAACAAGAGTTAGCACTAAAAGGACAGGAATTAGCTATGGAGCAACAACAATTTATAGCACAAGAAAATAGGAAAGCACAAGACGCTGCAACTAGAGCTCAAATAGATCGAGAAAGAATTGACGCATCAGAAGAAATAGCTGAAATGCGTGATGAAACAGCTAGGGCTAGACTAGACCAGCAACGTGAATTTAAAAATTTAGATATACTTACTAGAAATTAACAGTTGCAAAATTTAATTTAAGTATTCATAATACCAAACATGATTAAAAGAACAGAAATCAATCAACAAAAAACACCTACTGTAATGAAAAATAAAAATCCTTACAGTAACAAAGGCAGTGTGTCTTTGAAAACAAACCAAGGAACTTTTGATACAAATGTAAAACCTAAGCCTGGTATGGGCAAAGGTAAAGCTAGAGGTATGGGTATTGCAGAGTTTGGCGGTAAGTTTTCTGGTGTTTATTGATGGATGCGGTTTGGCTTGCTAAAAAGTTTTTAAAAGAAATAGAAGCAAGGCGAGAAGACACTAAAGATGCTATGTTAGCAGGCTGTAGTGATTTTTCTCAGTACGAGTTTTTGCGTGGGCGTTACAGCTCTCTCGCTGACGCAGAAAATATATTTAGAGAGCTGCTAGGGAAAAACATACAAGATGACATCAAAGATACAGGTACCTGATCACGTAGCCAAGTCAATAGAAGCAGAACAAAAACTCAAAGAACAACAAGAACAAGAAACTTCGCAAACAACAGAGGTTGAAGAAACTAATGAAAATTCGGCCTACGTATCACAATCAGCGAGAGTTTTAGATCCAACGTTATTAGAAAAATCATTTTTAGACCGTATGCCACAACCTACAGGGTGGAGGATATTGATCTTGCCCTATAAAGGCAAAGCGGTTACTGAAGGTGGAATACACTTAGTTCAACAAACGGTAGACAGAGAATCTTTGGCTACGGTTGTTGGTTATGTGGTAAAAATGGGTCCTGATTGCTATAAGGATGCAAGTAAATTTGATTATCCTTGGTGTCAGGAAAAACAATGGGTATTAATAGGCAGGTATGCAGGAGCTAGGTTTAAACTTGGAGATGAGTCCGAGTGCCGTATTATAAATGATGATGAGGTTATAGCTACCATACTTGATCCTGATGATATTCTTGCAGTATAAGGAGAAAAAATGGCTGAAGAAGCAGTAAAAAATGAAGAAATAGTTGAAGAAGGTGAAATAGTAGAACTTGAAGATAGTGTTGAGTCTACTGAAGCACCTGAAGAACAAACTGAATTAGTGCAAAGTGAAGATAACAATGATGTTGAATCTCAAGTAGAATCTGATAAAGAAGAATTACAAGACTATTCAGATAAAGTACAAAAAAGAATAAATACTTTAACTAGAAAACTAAGAGAGGCTGAAAGAGGTCAAGATTCTGCTTTGCAATATGCTCGATCTTTACAACAAAAAGTTAGTAGTCTTGAGTCCTCTGTAAACACAGTTCAACAAAATAGCTTAACAGAATCAGAAACTAGATTAGAAGCACAAAAAGCACAAGCTATAGCGTCTTTACAAAAAGCACATGAAGTTGCTGATTATGAAAAAGTTGCCCAAGCACAGGATGTTTTAGCAAAATTAGCAGTACAAGAACAAAAAGTACAAGAAAATAAATTAAATATTGAAAAACAAAAAAATTTATTAGATCAAAATGTACAAAACTATGTACAACCACAAGTTCAACAACAAAATGCTTTTTCTCCTAAAATGCAAGAATGGATTGATAATGGTAACGGGTGGTTTTTAAACAACCCAGTTATGCACGAAAGTGGCGTTCAAATACATCAAGAGTTAGAGGACGAGGGTTTTGTAATTGAAAGTGATGAATATTTTACTGAGGTCAACAAAAGAATTAAGGCTAAACACCCTGATTATTTTGGAGAATCAGCCCAATCTAAGCCATCACAAAAGGTTGCTTCAGCTGGTAGAGTTAGTGGAAATTCTGGTAAAAAACAGATAAAACTGTCTCCAAGTGAAGTTCAAATGGCAAAAAAATTAAACGTACCTTTGAAAGAGTACGCAAAATATGTTAAAAGGTAATAGTTATGACTGAAAAAGATAACAACAATTCAAACAGAACACCACGTTCTGCCGACACACGAGCTAAAAAAGAAGCTCGCAAACCATGGAGCCCACCATCTACGTTGGATACTCCTCCTGCACCTGAAGGTTATACTTACAGGTGGATTAGAGCCGAAATTGTAGGCCAAGAAGATCGAAAAAATGTTTCTTCAAGATTAAGCGAGGGTTTTGACCTTGTAAGATCTGATGAATTAGATAATATTGATTTAGATCGTTTTGATACTATACAACAAGGCAAGCATGCAGGAGTAATAGCGCGAGGTGGTTTGCTTTTGGCTAAGATTCCTAATGAAACGCGTGAAGAAAGAAACTCCTACTTTGCAAAACGTGCTCAAACACAGCAAGATGCTGTAGATAATGATTTGATGAAGGAATCAGATCCAAGCTCTCCGATTTTAAATCCAGAGAGAAAAAGCAAAGTAACTTTTGGCGGTGGTCAACGTAGTTGATCGCTTAAATTAAATAACAAATATATAAGGTGACTTATTATGGCTAACAAAAATGCCCCATTTGGAGCAAGACTTGTAGGTAAATTAGGTTCTGGCGTTGCTACCAACGGAACAACAGAATATAAAATTGCCTCTGGTGCTTCAGGGAATATTTTTTCAGGCGATTTAGTTAAAATGACCAACACTGGAACTATTTTAGTTTCTGCTGCTGGTGATGAGTCTATTGGTGTATTTAGAGGTTGTCAATTTACCGATACTAATGGTGATGTTGTGTTTAAATCTCATTACCCTGATGGTACTGTAGCGTCTGATATTGTAGCGTTTGTACATGATGATCCTGATGCTGTATTTGAAATCCAAAGTGCAGGTTCTCCAGCTCAAACTGATGTCGGTTTGAACGCGGATATTTCTTATACTTCTGGCTCTACCAAAACTGGTATGTCAGCCGTTGAACTATCTGGAACCACAGCTGCGACAACTGCGACTTTTAGAATCATGGGATTCTCTAGTGATCCAGATAACAGCACAACAGGCTCAGCTAATGTAAACGTTATTGTTAAATTTAATGAGCATTTCTATATCGATCCAACAGGAGTATAAATAATGGCAATAAATAGAGCGCAATTAGCGAAAGAATTAGAGCCAGGTCTAAATGCTTTGTTCGGTATGGAATATGCCAGATACGAAGCTCAGCATGAAGAAATTTTTGAAACTGAGTCTTCAGATAGAGCATTTGAGGAAGAAACACTTATCGTGGGATTCGGTAATGCAGAAGTAAAATCAGAAGGTAGTGGTGTCAGATTTGATACAGCTAACGAAGGTTATACATCTCGTTATACACATGAAACAGTGGCTCTTGCTTTTGCACTTACTGAAGAAGCAATTGAAGATAATCTTTATGATAGACTCGGAGCAAGATATACCAAAGCACTAGCTAGATCTATGGCTAATACTAAGCAAATCAAAGCAGCAGCTATTTTGAACAACGCGTTCTCAACAGTTGGTGGTGATGGCAAAGTATTAATTGCTACAGATCATCCACTAGGCGGAGGTGGTTCACTAGCCAACAGGGCTACCACTATGGCGGACCTAAATGAAACTTCACTCGAAGATGCTTTAATTAGTATTTCTACATTTACAGATGATAGAGGTCTTAATATAGCTCTTAGAGGTATGAAGCTTATAGTTCCACCACAATTAGTGTTTGTTGCTGACAGATTACTACAAAGCCCAGGCAGAGTAGGAACATCTGACAACGATGTAAATGCTATAAACAATACTGGTATGATACCTGACGGTTATGTTGTTAATAACTATCTAACAGATACAGATGCTTTCTTCTTGAAAACAGACTGTCCTGATGGATTTAAGTATTTTGAAAGATCTCCTATGCAAACTTCATTAGAAGGTGATTTCGATACAGGCAACATGAGATATAAGGCTAGAGAGCGTTATAGCTTCGGATATTCAAACTTTAGAGCCGTATTCGGTTCTCAAGGAGCTTAAGGAACGATTTATTGTAGCGTTTCTCACTCAACTACAATTTTTAGGGAGCTTCGGCTCCCTTTTTTTGTTGCTTCATTTGATTTTGAAGTGTAAACTTTAAGTAGTTTTAAATTAATTAGCTTAATGAGGATCGTAAAGATTTCCATTAATACAAGTAAAGGAGTTCATAATGGCTAATCCACATTTTCAAAACTTAATATTATGGGCAGGTAATAC